TTGGTTTATAACGATGGCACAAATGTTGTTGATGGCGCTTCTTACTTCACTTCTTTGACTTTGGGTTCTGCTCTGCCGGTAGCATCTGGCGGTACAAATTTATCATCAGGAACTTCTGGTGGCGTACTGGCTTACACAGCATCTGGCACATTAGCATCTTCTGTTGCATTGACAGCTAACGCATTGGTGTTGGGCGGGGGCGCGGGTGCAACTCCAACGCCTTTGGCAAGTTTAGGCACAACAACCACCGTTCTTCATGGCAATGCAGGCGGTGCGCCTACTTTTGGTGCGGTTTCTTTGACTGCGGATGTCACAGGAAACCTCCCTGTCGGAAATCTTAATTCTGGTACTTCTGCAAGTGGAACAACTTTTTGGCGTGGTGATGGTGTTTGGGGAGTTCCAGCCGGTACTGCAACAGGCACAGTGGCGAACGTAAGCGTAGTGTCTGCCAATGGCTTTGCGGGGACAGTAGCAACCTCAACCACAACACCAGCCATTACGCTCACCACATCCATCTCAGGTGTTTTAAAAGGCAACGGCGCAGCAATTTCTGCTGCTACTTCTGGTACTGACTACTTAGCCCCACCCTCGGGCACTGCGATTCTTAAAGCCAATTCTGGTGGCGCACTGGCTAATGCTACTGCGGGTACTGATTACGTTGCCCCCGGCACGGCAACAACTTTTACAGCTACTCAAACTTTCTCAGGCACATCATCAGTACTTGCGTCAATTTTAACAAACGCGGTAGAAACTACAAACATTGTTGCGGGAACAAACACTGCAAACCCTATAGCTTATTTTAACAATGGCGCTGTAAATTATTACACTGGCAATAACTCTTCAAACTGGACTCAAGATTTATCGTTTAGTTCTGGCACAACTCTAGATGCTGTGATGGCAATAGGACAGTCAATTACGATAGCTATTTTGTCAACTAATACCACTACGGCATATTACCCAACTGCGTATAAAGTAGATAATGTTTCTGTTACTCCTAAATGGCAAGGCGGAACTGCACCAACAGCCGGTAATGCGTCTAGCATAGACATTTACTCGTACACAATTCTAAAAACAGGAAGTGCGGCATTTACTGTCTTTGCTTCACAAACCAAGTTTGCATAAGGGGATTTAAAATGCCTTTATTATCTACAAGAGGAAGTGCATCCGCTAAAGGGTTTGGATTATTTGCCACAACGTCATCATGCTGTTTGACAGACGGGAATAAAGGAATTTTTGCAATTGGAAGCAATACTTGCGGCTGCGGTGGAACTACAACTCGTAATAAATACACTTATGCTACTTGTCTATCTACCGCTGTTGGCGTAGGTACATCAAGCGTAACTAGTATCGCTGGCTCTGCGGCGGGTAACTCAACCAGAGGAATTTTTGCAATAGGTTTGTCAAGCTGTGTTCGTCAACTTACCCGCAATAAATACACTTATTCTTCTTGCAGTAGTACTGCTTGTGGTGTAGCTGGAGCAAGTAACGGTAACGCCTCTGGTTCTGCGGCTGGTAACTCAACTAGAGGAATTTTTGCATTGGGATCGGCTACTGTATGTGGTACTCCTCAGCGATCTACTATACGCAATAAATACACCTATTCTTCTTGCACTAGCACTGCTTGTGGTGTGGCAGCAGCATCTTGCGGTTCTCAGTGGCAGTCTGCGGTTGGAAACTCTACTAGGGGAATTTTTGCGTTAGGAGAGCGTTCAGCCGGTGGAGGATCAAGTTCTACAACCCGCAATAAATACACTTATTCTTCTTGTACCAATACTGCTTCTGGTGTAGGAGTAGCAAGCGCTACATCATGTAAAGGGTCTGCTGCGGGTAATTCTACTAGAGGCATTTTTACACTGGGAAACGGTAATGGTACAACCCGCAATAAATACACTTATTCTTCTTGCACTAGCACTGCTTGTGGAGTAGGCGCAGCTAGTGAGTCAGGAAGATTTGGTTCTGCGGCTGGTAACTCAACCAGAGGAATTTTTGCAATAGGTAGACGTTGTAGTGGCCTGGGTACTATTACCGCAACCCGCAATAAATACACTTATTCTTCATGTACATCTACTGCTAGTGGAGTAGGTTCAGCAAGCGAAGCTTCCGCAAAAGGTTCTGCGGCATCTTGGGCAACTTGCGTAAACACATAATATGCACTCATCACCACATCGCAATAATTCAGATTTTCAACTTCGCTATTTTATGGCGAATAACTGCCATACAGCAGATATTGCTTGGTGTTTAATGTATGAGCAAAAATTAGACATAGAAATAAAATTAGCGGCTACACAAGCAAATACACTAAGACGCAAAGCTAAAGGTATTGAAATTGAAGAAGGACTTAAATCTCCAGACCCTGTTAAGCAACTTAGCGCACAGGCAGATTTGATTGAATGGCAAAGCGGTGAAGGTCTATTGGAACTGGCAATTCTTGGCGCAGAACAAGAAATTGCAACTATAAAATCTATTATGGCAGAGTTAGAGCCACAAAGAAAATACGCACATCTTTCAATTTTGGATGCGGCACAGGCAGCGCAGCGCGAAGAATGGAAACTTGAGTTTCAACATCGAATAGAAAATTATTTGCTCACAAGGGGGACAATCCCTGAAGATCAGCTACAAGCAATGCGAAGTCACCCAGATTTTGAGTCCAGCATTGTGCCGTTCATTTCAAATGTTTTAGACAAAATTAGTACAGGCAAAGACAAAATGAATTTATTAACTAATAATAGGATGCTTATTAATGGTTGATTTAATTTTTCCGTCGTCTGTTTTGCGGTTTTCTCAACCAGAACATTTAAAAACCGCCAAAGAAGTACTGGCTGAATATATTGCGCGGGTAAAACCAAACCAATGGAAAGTCTGCCAAAGCGAATCAATGTTTGACAATAAGCTAGACGGCTTGTTTACTACAATAGCAAATACCAGTTTTGATATGTTGCTAGACCAAGGTTACGACATGACCAATAAGCAAACAAAAGTTGCTGAGTTATGGGGTCAAGAGTTTCTGCGTACTGGTCAGCATGCGGAACACGTTCATGGTGACGGCATGCAAATTACTGGGTTCTATTTTGTCAACACACCTGAGAACGGCAGCATGCCGATGGTGTTTGATCCTAGGGCCGGTAAGAAACAAATTTCAATGCGCCAAAGCAATCAAGATGAAGTTACTTTTGCGTCAGAGCAAATAATGCTTGAAATTAAAGCAGGGGACTTTATGTTTTTTAATTCGTGGTTGCCGCATGGGTTTACAAGACACGAGTCTGATGAGCCGTTTCAATTTATTCATTTTAATGTTTGCGTTGAAGATGCGCCTGTTTGCAACGTAGAAATTGTATGATCTGTGTGCGCTACAACAAAACCCGTGGGCAAATTGGAAGAGGATCAATTGACCATGTGTGGCGAATATTTGACGATGGCAAAGAATACGTTGTAAAAAATGTGCGCATCAATGTGCCATCGTGGGGCGCAAAGACGGGCGAAGATTGGAGCATCTGCTGTGAAGGTGTTATTACAGTAGACAAAGAAACGTCAACCATTACGATTGGAGAAAAAGTATGTATGCCGAAATAAAAAACGGAACTGTAGTCACTTTTCCCTATGATTACGATACGCTGGTTCAAAAGAATCCTTACACAAAGTTTGCTCAAACAGATTTATTGTCTATGTATTCTGGAACAGAAGCCAATGTAGACGGTCATGAGTTGGTTCGCGTAACAGAAGCGGATGCGCCAACATTTGACAAACAAACACAAAAAACGGTGCAAGATTCTGCACCTACATTGGTTAACGGTGTATGGACATTGGGGTGGGCAATTCAGGCTTTGACACCATCAGAGCAGGCTGAACAAAACACATCACAGGCGGCATCAGTACGCACTACCCGCAACACCAAGCTGGCAGAAACCGACTGGACACAGATTGCCGACAGCACTGCTGATAAGACAGCATGGGCTACTTATCGTACTGCCTTGCGTGATGTGCCAGCACAAGCTGGTTTCCCTTGGACAATTACTTGGCCTGAAGCACCATTGGGGCTGTAAATTGATCCGCTCAGCATCCTCTTTGCCGCTAACGCTTGCGTTGCTGCTATCAAGCAAGGGTGCAAACTCTATAAAGACGCTAAAACGTCTTTCATGGAGGTCAAGAAAACGGTCGATGAGGTTGCATCAGATGTCAAAGCAGTCAGAGGATTCTGGGCAAAGCTCTTCGGAACGCCCACCTCAAGCCCCAAGCCTGTGGCGAAAAAGAA